ACGAGATAGAACCTATATTCAAGATAGAATTTTTTAAGATCAAATGCATAGATTTTAAAAACAAAAAGAAAAAATTAGAGGAGGCTCTTGCCAGATACCCAGAGATGCCCCAGGCTAACTTCTGCAGCAACAGAGATAAATGTAGTATCAACACAGAGTTCAGAGAGATATTTAAGGATGAGTTTAGTCTGATAAGAGCAAAGTTTAATTCTAAAATATTATTACAGAGGGCTTGGTCGGTTGTATATCACAAGGGACACTATCATGTTCCACACAATCACAGCTCTCAAGGATACGCAGGTATATTATATCTTGATATGAAACCAGACTCACCCAAAACCACATACATACAGCCATGGAATAATGAGGAGGATAGAAGTGTATTGTATACTCCACAGGTAAAAGAGGGTGACATGATCATAGTCCCACAGTTTTTGACACACTACACAGAACCAAATAAGATAAATTTTAAAAAAAGAATCTTGTCTTTTGATTTTGTTTTGGAGCCGGTATTATTCTAATGGAACTTATATTATTAAATGATGGTTTATATAGTCTGGTAGCTGTAACTAAGGAGATGATGACAAATGTTAAAATCATGGAAGAGGTAGATTGTTTTGATCTCTGTGACATACTTAGATTATATCTAACCACATATTACGAAGCACCTTACAATGTTCATGTCATGAATGATGGCACTGGCCATTTCTATGGCTGTATCTGTCGCTAGATAGCCTCGTACTGAGTCTTGCCTGCATCGTTCCTAAAAGCTTTTAATCTCTGTTTACGATTGCCATCTTTATTATAAGATACATGCAACCATCCACTCTCAGGTTCGCCTGTGTAGAATTCTAATATCGCTTGGTCATAATCCAAGTTGTTAGTAACCCAATCAAATAATTCTTTGTTATCTATAGAGTAGCATTCGAAATCAGCCGCCTGGCCTCGTGCATGCTGCGATCGTTCCGAGCTGCCGATAGCCACACACAGCTCTGGTGACCTGTAGCCCGATGATACGCTCACAACTCCCCACTCATCACGAGTTGGCTGTAGGATATTTTCACACAATAATTTTAGATTTTCTTTGTGTTCCTCTGTCGGTGTATTGTCGATACCTTTACGATCCGCGGTCTGTGATTTAGTTAGCTCTCTTAAAGAAAAATTAGGTGAGAGCTTCATCCTATTAACCTTTCTAATGCGAAGAGCGCAGCAGTTCCCGCAGCCG